GGGAATAGCATCACGATTCTTTTTTTCATTATTTCCATCAGCAATGTGAATGGATTCCATAAGTGCCAGATAAATGGCACGATCACGACACCACTTCTCAGTAGTATCTATCAACCAAGTCTTATCGACAGGAGCATCATTTAAACTCTTGTTGATCTCCCTGATCTCTTTGATTTGATCTTCTGTTAAATCAGTTCGGTTCTCGACTTCGATTCCGAGTGCTTCGATTGTGATTGCCGAACCATATTTAACAATAAACTGGACAATTTCCTCAAAAATGACCTTTTCGGATTTTTGCTCAAAATAATCTGGTTGTATGAAAGGTATGACCTTACGCGAGTAATCTTCATTAAATACTAGGTTTCTGAGAATAGTTGTTTCAATTTTTTCCATTACTTATAATGTAAATAGGCACTCATAATATACTTTGGATTTCCGATAGGAGGATTACCTTTATGAGGAAACATCCAAAGTGGTGGAAACATCACTAATGTTCCTTTTTTTGGTTGAATTACTAAATCCTTGAAGACAGTTTCTCCACCAGAATCAACATCATTTAAATACCACATAAAAGATAAAAATCTTCTTGATGATGAATATTCAATAACATCTACATGAGTATCGAAACGATCTTCTCCCCCAGGATTGTACTTCTTTATTCTAAATTGTTCAAGTGCATGTTCTTCTGGAAAAACTCTTGAATCAGTAAATTCATAATACTTATCACGATATTCAAATATTTTTCGAATGATGTGATTATGAACTTGATTGACTTCTGAGGTTATATCTCTGTTTTCAGTTAGATTAAATTGAGTAAAATTTGGTTTCCCTTCATTATTATAACGTTCATGCTTATCTGGAACTTGATCAAAAAGAGAAATCAAAAAATCACAAATATTTGCTTCTAAAGCATTTTCATACACATGAATAAAATCATTCAGTTCATCCATAAGAGAATTGTTGTTTTGCGATGGCGTCAAGTTTGTTCATAATTTCTTCAGTGAAATATTCCTCTGGATTAGCAAGGATCTGTTTGGCATAAATCTTCTTACCATTCATCTCATAACGACCCGCTACATTCTTCCAGAGTCCACCAATCTCACCAAGTTCTAGAAGACCATAATAACGATCAAGACCTCGCTCATCATAATACAGACGGACTTCAACATCTTGATTCTCCTTACTCAAACGTGATTTATGAGTCTTTGCCTTAATAATGTTTCCGATGACTTCTGTTCCGTCTTTCTCCTTTTTCTTGCTGAGATAGATGATAGTAGAAGCGGCATACTTAAGACCACTACCACCACCCATTTCTTTTGTGGGAACATAAGCGCCGATAACATCATAGGTGTGATTAGTAACGATCATAGGAATATTTGCCTTACCCAACTTCAGAGTAAGCATACGAAATGCCCCCTTAATTAGTTGAGATTTGGTCATGTCACGAACTTCCTTATCATTCAGAGCATCATTAATCTCTTTACTGGTTGAAAGCATTCCCAGAGAGTCTAGCACGAACATACAAGGATTACGTTCCCCTTCTGGTTTCTTCATATACATATCAACTGCCTTGAGTGCCTTACCACGAAACTCTTCTACAGTTACAACATTAACCACGACAAGGCGTGATGTGTCGATGCCGCGACTCTCCAAGAGTGATTTTGTAATGGCAGCTTCAGTATCAAAGTAGAGACAATAACCATCGGGATTATTATTGAGAAAATTCTTAACCACGGCGAGGCTGAAGAAAGTCTTTCCAGTAGAAGACTCTCCAGCAATAGCAGTAATCTTATTGCCAGATACACCACCAAAAATACTACCTGAAACCAGTGCGTTAAAAATGTACGAACCCGTGTCAACATAAGTCTCTGTCTCATCAATATCAGATGCTAATTTTGTATAATCATCACCGATTTCTTTTACAATATCTTTTAAAAAATCCATTAGAAGAAAAATAAATCAAGGTTTACAGTTTTTTCCACATTCCACCCAATTGCATCGAGAATAGATTTGAGAGGGTCAATAAAACTCTTCTCAAATTGTAATTCATAGTCGATGTATTTGTCAAGACCAAGTTCCTTAGGAAAAACTTGAATGAAAGAGATCACATTTTCCTGAATGATATTTGGTTTCTTAAGAAAAATATATTTAACCTTTTCACCATTATTAATCAGCGAATATTTATTAGTAAGTTTTTTCTGCTTGATATAATGATTGAAAAGAAGTGCTCCACGAACCTGAATTGGAGTTTTGGGTGCATAGATGTTTGATGATGAATAATATTTACGAATATCAGAAGCAGTTCTGGGAAAAGCAATCTGTTCTGGTGGAAGTTTCCTAAACTCATCACGACATTTATCAATGAACTGAATCACATCATCCTCAGTTCCACTCATCAGAATCTTAAAGGAATCTTTCAGCATCTTACGACAAGGCGCTGGAGTAGAAGACTTAATTGCCTCAATACCCTTGATTTTCAATTTAGGTTCCTCATAACGAACACCTTCACTATCCCACACGCTCAGAATGTATCGTTTCTTCGCAGTCCAAATACCACGTTCAGCAATACATTCACGCTTCATGATCATCTTTTGATCATAGGCATTTACATAGTCTGCCAATTTTTGGTAAGAACTTTCAATATATTTTTCAAATTCCACTTGACAGACCTTATCAAGGAACGACACAACGTTTTGAGTAATTTTCTCTCTTCCCTTGAATACAGTTTCAACCAAAGGGCCCATATGGACATAAAGAGAATCGGTATCAGAAGCAATAACATAATCAACATCATCGGTTTTAAGAACTTTGTTTAAATACCTATTCATAGAATTCATAATCCACTGAATAGAAACCTGCCCAGACAGAGTGATTGCCTCTGCATTTGCTAGTTTAAAATATCGGAAATATTGATTGCCGATAGCACCATAAGCAGAGTTAAGTTGAATCTTCCTTGCCATCTGAATATTATTGCAACGGGAGATTTCTTTTAGAAGTTGTTTGTTCTTTGTCTTCTCATATTCCTGCTCCGCAGCAAGCATCTTCTTTTTGAAGATCACACGTTCATTATAGATCTTTTCCATCAATTCTGGAAGAAATCCACGCACATCTTTACGATACATCGCTCCGTTCGCACAAACGGCATAATCCTTATAGAGTTCAAAATTCAATTGCTCATTCAGAATCTTATCAACATTTACGGACGGATGTTTCTCTTCCAGAAGAGTTTCTGGCGAGATGTTGTATTGCATAATGAGATGAGGGTATAGGGAGTTGAGGTCAAAAGACACAACCCAGTCATACTTTCCAGGAATAGGTTCTTTAACATACGCACCAGCATACTTTGAATCCTTATCAGAACGTTCTTTAGGAGGAATCGCAATATTCCTCTTCTTCAGGTAGTTATAAATGATTGTATCCCACATCCGAACCTGAGAGAACACATCAGCATAGTTCGCCTTTGCGTCATATGCCATCGTGATCGCAAGTTCAATCAGTTTCATCTTGTCTTCCAAACGGTCAACAAGTTCTACGTCAACGATGTTATACTCTACGAACTTCTGCCAACCCTTTGTATAGAAATCCTTGAAGGTTTCATACTCAGAGTGATCCAGTTTCTTCTGTCCCAGTTCTACTTCGGCAATATAATCCAGTCGATAAGATTCCTGTGCCTTATAGGTGAATTTCTTATAAAGATTCAGGTAATCGAGTTGAGTAATTCCACCGACATCGTAAGCAATGTGCTTACGCCCAGAGATGTAAACCTCAGATTCAGTAACAAGACCCCAAGGAGACATACGCTTCATCAGTTTCTCACCGAGAACACGATCCAAACGGCGAACAAGATATGGAATATCATACAGTTCAATATTCCAACCAGTCACAACCTCAGGAGCATTTTCCTCAACCATCCACCAGTTAATAAAGTCCATCAGAAGATCCCGTTCATTCGTGAAGGATCTATAAATGACGTTCTTCTGTTTGTTCTGAAAGGGACCAGATCCCCAAGTGCGAATTTGCTTGGAAGAATAGTCCTGAATAGTAATCAACAGAACTTCTTCGGCAGCAGACTCTACATCTGGGAATCCGTTTTCGGAAGCAACCTCAATATCCAAAGTAGAAACCTTGATTTTACTGATATCAAATTTGACTTCCTCTTCAGGATACATTTCAGAAATGTATTGATAAATGTATCCTGTATTTCCATGAATTTTAAAGTTTTCTACGTTCTCATACTTCTTAATAAACTCACGACAGTCACGAACACATCCAGGTTGAACTGCTTCAACATACTCGCCATTTAGAGTTTGATATTTAGTTTTTTTATTAGAAGGGACAAAAAGAGTCGGGTTAAACTTCTCACGAGTCATGAAATGTTTTCCATTTTCATAACCACGAACCAAGAAGTGATCCCCGACCATTTGAACGTTTGTGTAAAATCTCATCAGGCAGTTAATTCAAGATACTTTTCAATAATTTCTGGTTTTGGATCTACAATAGTAAGAATACTATCCGAATGAATCATCATTTCTCTTTGCTCTGTAATATCAGGCCAAGGAGTTAGATTACCTTGAATATCGATTTTATAAGGATTAATGAGTTTACAATCTGGTTCTCCAAGTTCGGAACCAATTTCAATAATCTCAGTAACAATTACGTTATCAACTTTCAGTAAAAGACACTTGATCGATTTGTCCATTTAATTTTTCCTCATACATTTCTTTGATGGTTTGAATAGGTTCCACAATTGTAACAATCCAATCAGGTGGAACTGGTATTTGATTATCACTTGTTAAAATAATCCAAGGAGATAAGGAAACTTCTAAATCCGCTTTTGAATTCTCATTTTCCTCAACTAAAAGAAAACTCTTTCTAGTTTCAATCTTATGTGGATGATTGAATAAGAATCCACAAACTTTTTCTTCAGAAATTAGTTCTTTGATATCGGAAATAATTGTTTCTCCAGATTTTAATAACGCTAATTTAATTGACATGTCTCAAATCATTCCTCATTCCATTATAGCAAAAAAAGAGGGAGGCGTCAACTGGTTTTTACCAGTTGCCCCCCAGCGCCGACAATAGTCAATTATATTTAGAGATAGTCTTTCCTCTTATGATGTTCTGGAATAATTCTACCAAGAGTAACCACCAAAAGACCATTCTCAAAATCAA